TAGGTGAAATAAAGAAAATGAAATCAATGTACGAAGTAGCTAAACAAGAAGTTGCTTATATGTTGCAGGTTTAATTATATTCATTTAAATATAATATCGTTTATTTTGTTGATTTTATATTCATTTGCGTATAATTGTAAATGTTAAAGTTTTGTTAAAGTTTGTGAAAAGTTTTGTATGTTCACAACTTTGTGTAATTTTACACCATCAAACAAAAACAATTAGAAATTATGAAAGTTCAAGTAAAAGTTACCCAAATATTAACATACGAAATCACTAAAGAAGTTGAAATGACTGAAAAAGAATATAAACAATATATTAAAAACGGAAAATATAGCAAAGAATTGTTACACGAAATTAGTTCTGATATAGATGACCAACATTGGACAAATACACAAGAGTTTATTACAGACATAGAAAAACAATAATTATAATAAGGAGTGCAGCATCCTTCAAACTGCAATTTAAAACAATAGAAATTATGAGAACAATCACAGGAGTATTATCAGCATCAGTAGCAATGGCAAGTAGCGATTATTTTGTACAAGCAGCATTTGCATTATTAACCTTTTATTTAATATATCGTGAACTTAAAAGCGATGAAGAATTGTCTGAATAACGGAATCACTATTTACCCAATAGTAATAGATGATACTTATTTTGTAGGCAAACGCAAAGTCAATTACGTTAAAATAGAAATCAATGTAAATGGTGCAAAGAAAATTGGAAACGATAAATACAAACAAGACGAAACTTTAACGAATAAAGTATTTGAATTGTATGAAGTATTAAATTTAAAGTTAGTTTAATAGTTAATAGGGCGTGAGTTCAGCAGTCCACCCAATTACACGCTTCGTGGTGGTAATTAACTACATTAAGGCAATCAGCAATGGTTGTCTTTTTTGTTTTATACAATAAAGTGTTTACTTAATTTTTAAAATAAAAAATGAAAGTAGATATTAATGTTCCTGATTCATTAAACGAAATTACTTTATATCAATACCAAAAGTTTGAAAGGTTAATACAAAACAACGAAGCAAGTCACTTTGTAAATCAAAAGACCATTGAAATCTTTTGCGATATTGAATTAAAAGACGTAGCAAGAATAAGAATAGCTGATATTGATTCTTTACTTGTGCATTTAAACACATTACTACAAGCGAAACCTAAACTAACAAGAACATTTAAACTTGGTGTTTACGAGTTTGGTTTTATTCCTAAATTAGAAGATATCACTTCAGGCGAGTTTATTGATTTAGAAAACTACCTATCAGATACTGAAACGTTGCACAAAGCAATGGCAGTTCTTTTTAGACCAATTAAAAGCAAAGTTAAAGATTTATATATCATAGAAGAATACGAGGCTGCAGACAAGTACTCAGAGGTTTTAAAGTATATGCCTTTAGATATTGCACTTGGTTCTATGCTTTTTTTTTGGACTTTGCTCAACGATTGCGGGAACGCTTTGAGCCATTATATACAGAACGAAGTGGAACAATCGGAACAAGCGAAGCAGGTTTTGGAAAAAAATGGGGTTGGTATCAATCAATTTACGCAGCAGCTCAAGGCGATATTCTCCGATTCAATTCAGTTACCAAACTTCCAATAACACAATTGATGACTTGGTTAATGTTTGAAAAGGAAAAAACAGAAATAGAAATTAAAAATATAAAAAGAAATGGTGTATAAAATTATTAGAGAAATCAAAGAAGCGTTATTGGACGAACCATTTGTAAACACAGTTACAGAAGGCGATATATTTGCAGTTGATTTAAACAAACAAACAATGTTTCCTTTAAGCCACATTATTATTAACCAAGCAACGCATCAAGGTAATGTGTTATCGTTTAATATTACAATGTTGTTAATGGATGTTATCAATCAAAAAGATGATGACAATAAAGTTGATATTTGGAACACTCAAATGTTAGTAGGCACACGAGTTTTAAATAGATTAAACAGAGGTGATTTGCGTAATGACTTTTGGGAGTTAACAGGTAACCCAACGTTTGAACCATTTACAGAACGATTTGAGAACGATTTAGCGGGTTGGGCAGTAACGTTTGATGTATTAGTAAGAAATGACGTAACGATTTGCTAAATGCAAGATAAACAACAAACAAGAAAGTATTTAAACGACTTTGCTAAATATGTTATTCAGCAGAGTAGAAGTAATTTATCTAAACAAGGCAAGAGCGTAAGTAAAAGCCTTTACAATTCACTTGATGCTGATATTGAAGTAGGTGCTAATAGTTTTAGAATTACTTTCTTAATGGAAGATTATGGTGTGTTTCAAGACCAAGGGGTTAGTGGTACTAAAAAGAAATACAATACTCCGTTTAGTTACAAAAGCAAACGACCACCTTTAAAACCAATTGAAGATTGGGTAACAAAACGCAGATTTCAATTCAGAAAAGAAAATGGAAAGTTTATGTCTTACAAATCAACTGCATTTTTAATTACTCGTGGAATATTTAAAAACGGAATTAAACCAAGTTTGTTTTTTACCAAACCATTTGAAAAAGCATTTGAACGTTTACCCGATGAATTAGTTGAAGCCTATGGTTTAGATGTAGAACAATTTTTAAAATATACAATTACAAAATAATGAAGAAAATATTTATACGCAGCCCGTACTTTATCGAAGTAGATGAAGCAGCACAAACAACAGGAAAAGTTGAATTATTTATTTGGAATAAAGAAAGCACTAAACCAAGTGTGCCAAATTATACTTTGACTAAAACTGTACCAAGTACAAACCAAAACAAATTAAGTTGGAATGTAGCAAACTATGCAAGTGAATTTATTAAACCTGTTGCACCTGTAGTTGTTAGTGTACCTACTGAAGAATCAGATAAAACTTGGTGTTATATGCAAGTAATATCGTATTCAGATGACGTAGAAATTAACGATGAAACATTTGTTTGTTTAAATGGTTACAATGCTTATTCAACAGGTTATAATTATAGCAATTCAAATTCAGTAGTTCCTTTAGCTAATGGTGTTATAACTTTTCAAAAATCAGCAGCAGTTACACCATACGTAAATGTGTTTTACGAACAAGGAGATTATGAAGTAATTGATTATGGAACTTTAACAGTTGCAGAAGCTACAATGTACAAATTACCTTTAACTGAAGATTTAAACGGTGACGATTACTTTGAATATAATTCAATTGAAGTTTGTGAACCTAAATACACACCAATTACTTGCACGTTTGTAAATCGTTATGGTGGTTGGCAATTCCTTACGTTCTTTAAAGCGTCTATGGAAGCAATAGAAACAGATTACAAAGAGTTTAATATGTTACCATCAGATTTAGATTATAACGTCTTACAAGGACAAAGAAAGCGTTTTAATCATCAAGGTAAACAATCAATCAAATGTAATACAGGTTGGGTTGATGAAAACTACTTTGAATTAATACAAGATTTGCTTTTGAGTGAAACTGTTTTATTGGGTGGTAAGCCTGCATTAGTTAAATCAAAATCAAGCGAAAAGAAAACAAGTTTAAATAATAAGGTTATCAATTACGAAATAGAATTTGAATACAACTACGGACTAATTAACGATGTAATATAAATGGAAGTAGCTTTATATATTAAAACTCCTAAGTTTCAAAACACAAATGCTTTAACGCTTACAAATTTTGTAAATAGAGTTGAAGCGAATAATGGCAATATTGAAGCAAGTACTTGTTTAAAAAATACAATACAATCTTTAGGTGGCACATTTGGAACAGAAGAAACTTACAATCGTATTGAGTTATTTGAAGATGAAAAGATTTCAGTTACTTCATCGATTCAAAACATAAATGATATTTCAAAAGTGTTTACCGATTACTCGCAGAGTTTTACAATTCCCGCAAGTGCAAACAACAACGAAATATTTAGACATTGGTACGAAAACAGTTTAGATGATGCATACGACCAACGAATAAGATACGATGGTTACATTGAAATTGATACACAAACTTTTCGTAGTGGTAAATGGCAATTAGAAAGTGCAACTGTTAAAAACAATCGTGTAGAAGATTATAAAATAACTTTCTATGGAGAATTAAAATCATTGACTGATAAATTCGGAGATGACAAATTAAAAGACGTTCAAACTTTAAATAACTATACTTTTGCATATAGTGGTACTGCAGTAAAAAACAAAATACAAAGCACAACTGATGAAGATGTAATGTTTCCTTTAATTACTTCAGATAGAGTTTGGGAATCTACAGGAATAACAAATAGAAATATTTTTAGCCCTGCAGGTGCAATATTGCATACTGACTTATTTCCTGCTATGAAAATAAGCAAAGTTGTTGAAGCGATAGAAAGTAAATACAACTTAAATTTTAGTGGTTCGTTCTTAACTGATGAACGTTTTACTAAGGCTTATATTTGGTTTAAAAACAACGAAGCAAGAACTTTTAATTTTATTTCAATACCAAATAGAATTACGTTAACAAATAATCAAAATGGGTGGTTTAATATAGCTAATAATACTATTGATATTGTTAGATTTTTTGACGGAGCAGCAGGATTGTATAATGCTAATTTTAATTTAAACATAACTTTTTCAGCATCTACAAATTCTATTTTAAGAGTTTATAAAAATGGTGCTTTATTTACAAGCGTTTCAAACACAGGTACTACTGCAAGTTTCACTATAAATCAATCAATGGGTATTGGTTTGTATTATTTTGAAGTTCAAACATCAAGTTCTGTTACTTACACTTATACTTATAATGCAAAACGTTATTCGTACAATTCAAGCGGTGGAACAACTGAAATTACATTTATTACAGGTAGTGGCTCAAGTTCTGCAATTCCAAACATAGATTTAACAAACAATGCACCTGATATTAAAGTTTCTGATTTCTTTAGCGGAGTATTAAAAATGTTTAATCTTACTGCATTTTCAGAAGATGGTGTTAACTTCACTATCGAGCAGTTGGAGAATTGGTATTACTTAGGTCAAATAAGAGATTACTCAGGATATTGTACTACTGATATGGATTTTGAAAGAATTAAACCATATAAGAAAATAGATTTTAGTTATCAAAAATCAGAAAGTTTAATGAACGTTGGTTTTGCAAACTTATTCAATCGTGATTATGGTAATTTAAGTTATTCATTCAGTACAATAGAAGGTTCTGATTACGCAATATCTTTACCTTTTGAAAATATGTTGTTTCAAAGTGCTCCTTTAAATGTAGGATATGCATTAAAATCAGATTACACACCATATAAAGCAAAGCCTACTGTTATGTATTATACAGGTAGATATGCAAGAGCGTACTATTTTAACGATGGAACAACAACCGCTACTTTAGACAATGTGAATTTGTTTACAAGCGATATGCAAGATTCTTCTGATAACAACGAAATTAACACATTAAATTGGGGTGTTGAAAATTCAAACTTGTTTACAGGTGCAGTTTCTAATACTTTATTTAATAATTACTATTTAGATTACTTAAACAACTTGTATAGTTTAAAATCGAGAATGGTAAAAGTTAAAATGCGTTTGCCTTATTTAGAATTGTTGAATTTAAAGTTAAACGATAGAATTGTTATTAGAGATAAACGATACGTTATAAACCAATTTACAACTGATTTAATAACATTTGAAAGTGACTTTGAATTAATACAAGATTTTAGAAGTATTGATTTTGATAATAGTACTTTAAGAATTACTGATAATCAACAAAAAGACATAAAAATACCAACCACTACAACAACCGATTTAAATTGGACTGTAGATTATGACGATGATGGTTTAATTACAACTTTGATAGATAACGAAACATATTTAACAATACAAGTTAAACAAAATGTAAGTGGCTTACAACGTAATGCAGGTATAATAAGCGACAAAGGAGATTTAATTATAATTATACAAGATGCTTAAACTAATTTTAGAAATGCTACCCTTGTTAAAAGAACAAGATAGCGAAGCGATTGCAATAGCAAAAGGAAAACATAAACTACCTTCAAATATTAAAGAATTAAAACAAGCAATAAAATGGCAATTACAAAAACAATAGAAATTGATGTAAATACTCTCCAAGCAGTTGGTGGTTTAGATAACCTTTCAAAAGCGTTGGATAAAGTAGATACGTCTGCAAAAGGTGTTGAAGCAACGTTTGAAGAAGTTTATGGCGATTTAAAACCATTGACTGCAAGAATGGGTGAAGCTGAAGATAGGCTTTACGAATTAGCTTTAGCGGGACAAAGTGCATCACAAGAATATAAAGATTTATTAGCATCAGTTGGACAATATCGTAAGGTTCAAATGCAAACAGATATGGTTGTTGATGCTGCAGCAACTACTATTGATTCAAAACTTGGTGGTGCATTACAAGGCGTAACTTCTACGTTTGCAGGTGTACAAGGTGCAATGGCTTTAACAGGTTCACAATCTGTTGAATTAGAAGAAGCATTATTAAAAGTTCAAGGTGCTATGGCACTTGCTGAAGGAGTGCGTGGTATTCGTGAAGGTGTTACATCGTTTAAAGCGTTAGGAACATCTGCTAAGGCTGCATTAAGTGGTATTAGAACAGGTATTGCTGCAACAGGTATTGGTTTATTATTAGTTGCACTTGGTGGTATTGTAGCATATTGGGATGATATTAAAGCTGCTGTAAATGGTGTAAGTGCTGAACAAGAATCTTTAAACGCAAAAGTACAAACTAATTTAGAAGCTGAACAAGCTAAGTTAGATACAATAGGCGGACAAGATAACGTTTTAAAACTTCAAGGTAAAAGCGAAAAAGATATTTTAAAAATAAAATTAGCACAAACCGACCAAGTTATAAAAGCTACTGAAGCACAAATAACACAAAATGATATAACTGCTAAAGCACAAATTGAAGCTGCACAACGTAACAAAGATATATTAAAAGGTATTTTAGATTTCCTTTCAATTCCTTTTCAAACTGTATTAAAAACTATTGATATGATAGGAAGTGCAGTTGGTAAAGATTTTGGTTTATCTGAAGGATTTACTAAATTGTTAGATAAAGGTGCAAGTTTAATATTTGACCCTGCAGCAGAAAAAGCAGCAGCCGAAGCAACAAGAAAAGAAAGTTTAAACGCTTTAAATAAACTTAAAAACGACAGAGCAGGTTTAGTATTATCTATTAGAAATATAGACAACCAAGCATCAAAAGAAGCGTCTGACAAACGCAAAGAAAATGCTGATAAAGAAATGCAAGATGAATTAGACAAACTAAATAAGCAGTCAGAAATACTTGCACAAGGTCGTGAAATAAATAATCAAAATAACGAAAAGGTATTAGAAGATTTAAAAGCGTTTGGTCAAAAGAAAAATGAAGAATTACAAAACCAAATTAACACTCAATTAAATGCAACTAAATCAGCAAGTGAAGAAGAATTAAGAATTGAACAAGCTACTGCTGATGGTAAAAAAGCAATTCAAGAAGCTTCGTTTGCAGTTGCAGAAAGTGGACTTGGTTTATTAAAAGGTTTATTTCAAAAAAACAGAGCAATTCAAAAAGGAGTTATTATTGCTGAATCCGCTTTAGGTATTGCAAGAATTGTAACATCAACACAAGCTGCAAATGCTGCTGACAGAGCTGCTGCTGCTTTAATGGGTCCCGCAGGTGCAGGTTATTTAGCTACTAAATTAGTTATTAATAAAGTAGGTGCAGGTATTGGTATTGCATCAAATTTAGCTGCTACTGCAAAAGCTTTAGGAGCATTAGGTGGCGGTGGTGCAAAAGGTGGTGGTGCAAATATTGAAGGAGGCCCTGCTCCTGCTGCAATGGCTACTCCAAGTTTTAATGTTGTAGGTAATAGTGGTGTAAATCAAATTGCTCAAACTTTAGGTGCTCAGCAACCTGTACAAGCGTATGTAGTTGCAAACAATGTGACAACTGCTCAAGCATTAGACAGAAACATAATTCAAAATGCAAGTATGGGTTAATAAACTTAAACGTTTAAAAAAAAATAAAAATGTAAACAAATATGTTTACAAAACAAATTAAACAAAAATTAATTTTTAAATAAAAACAAATGAATTTAATCGAATTAATAATAGACGATAAAGAAGAAATGCAAGGTGTAGATGCTATCAGTGTGGTAGCTTCTCCTGCAATTGAATCTGATTTCGTGGCGTTAAAGTCTGAAGAAGTTAAACTTGCTGAAATAAGCAAAGAGAAACGTATTTTAATGGGTGCGGTTTTAATTCCTGAGAAGCCTATTTACAGACGTAACGGAGAAGATGAATACTATATTTACTTTTCAAAAGATACTGTCGTAAAAGCATCGCAATTGTTTTTAAAGAAAGGTAATCAAGGTAACTCTACTTTAGAACATTCAAAAGCAATTGAAGGTTTAACAGTTGTTGAAAGTTGGATAGTTGAAGATTTACAAAAAGACAAAAGTGCTTTGTATAATTTAAGTGTTCCACTTGGTACTTGGATGGCAAGTGTAAAAGTAGACAACGATGAAATTTGGAACGATTACGTTAAAACAGGTAAAGTAAAAGGTTTCAGTTTGGAAGGACACTTTGCCGACCAATTAGAAAAGAAAAAAGAATTGTCAAAAGAACTTACTGAAGAAGAAGAATTGATTGAAAAAATTAAACAAATTTTAAATAACGTTTAATGGCAACAACAAACAATACTGCTTATAAAGTTCACGTTCAAGAAACAACTCAAACCGAAGTTGATAACGTAAATATTGAACAAGGTGCTATGCTTGTAACAAATGAAGCTTTGTTTATGGGCTTTAATGGTGAACAAGTTAGAGTATACCCACCTCAATCGGGAAATATGGGTTTAGGTTGGGCAAGATACGATGACACACAATACACAAGTGCTTCGCCTTATTCGTTTACTACAACTGCTTTTACAATACCAAATAATAAAGGTTTTGTAATTGATACAAATATAAATTCTGCAATAGATTACTATGCAGGAAATAAATTAAGAGCAGAGTTTGAAAACGATGTATATATAATTACAATAGCATTTAAAGCGTCTATAAGCAACGCAAACGGACACGTTGATATTTATCTTGAAGGTGGCAATGGAACGCCTTACGATAGAGTTCGTGACGTTATAACATTTCCTAAAGGTAACAACGTTGAACATACTTACGCAAAAACGTTTCAATACTATGCTGATTCAGATGTAGTAACAAATGGCTTAAGCGTTAAAATGAAAGCAAGTCATTCAGGAAATATACACGATGTAATATATTTTATTCAAAGAACACAAAACCATAAATACTAATAAAAATGAGTAAAGCTACAAAATCAAAAACAAGTCCAAAAGGTGGTAACAGAGGTTGTCTATGTACAGACGGCACTTACAAAAAAGAATGTTGTAATGGTGATTTACAAAATCAAGGAATAGGTGCTACACTTTCACAAGGTGGTGAATCTTTAATCAACAACGTAAACGAGCCGAGAACAATTGTTAGAAATAACGGTTAATTGTTAAAAATATAACAAATCTTTATAATATTAATTTTAAAACAAAAATCAAATGAGTACGTTAAAATCCGTAGGTAACAAATTATTCAAAACTGAACTTTCTACACATAATGTTGAGTTAGCTTTAGTAGATGATTTTAATAAAGATTATCAAAAATTAAATGATGTTTTTTTTAAAGCTGAAACACTTGTAGTTGATTATAATGATTTAGCTACAAAAATAGCAAGTGATTTTAGTGCGGCAGGTTCAGTATTATTAGCAGCAAATAAAAGATTTGAAGAAATTTTAAAATCATCAAAAGATTTAGGTATTGAATTACCTGCTCAAATAAAAAATCAAGGTGAAGCTTTAAAACTTTTTGCTAAAGATGTAGACTATTATATTGGTAAATTAAAAGCTAATAAAATAAGTTTAAGAAACGGATAAATATAATAATTAAATTAAATATAAATGTCGAACGTAATTAACCAAATTAAAACCTTATTGGGAATGGAAGTAAAACTTGCTCAAATGGCTTTAGAAAATGGTACTATTATCGAAGCTGAAGTATTTGAAGCAGGTGCAGGTGTTTTCATCGTTAACGAAGAAGATAGAATTGCTTTACCTGTTGGAGAGTACAAGTTAGAAGATGGTATGATTTTAATCGTAGCCGAAGAAGGTATTATTGCTGAAATCAAAGAAATGGAAGTTGAAGTTGAAGAACCTGAAGCTGAAGTAGAAGTTGAAGTAGAGCAAGAAATGGCCGAAGTAAAAGAACCTAAAAGAGTAATTGAATCAGTTACTAAAGAAATGTTCTTTGCTGAAATCGAATCTTTGAGAAAAGAAATCGAAGAATTAAAGTTAGCTAAAGTTGAAGTTAAAGAAGTAGAATTATCTGCTGAGCCTTTAACACACAATCCTGATGCTACAACAAAAAGAGAATTAAATTTATTTGCACAAAACAGACAAAGAACAACTTTTGATTCTGTATTAAACAAAATTACAAACCTTAAATAATTAAAAAATGCCGACTACAACCTCTATTACTACTACTTATGCAGGTCAGTTTGCAGGGAAATATATTTCTGCTGCTTTATTATCTGCCTCTACTATCGAAAACGGTGGTATTGAAGTAAAACCAAACATTGCTTACAAAGAAGTTATCAAAAGATTAGCTACTAATGATTTAGTAAAAGATTCTACTTGTGATTTCGATGCAACTTCTACAGTTACTTTAACTGAAAGAATTATTACTCCTGAGGAATTCCAAATCAATTTACAATTGTGTAAAAAAGATTTCCGCTCAGATTGGGAATCAATCCAAATGGGTTATTCTGCTTTTGATTCAATGCCTCCTTCTTTCCAAGATTTCTTGTTAGCTCACGTTGCTGCTAAAGCTGCTCAAAACAATGAAATTTCAATTTGGAGAGGAGCTAACGCTACTGCAGGTCAATTTGATGGATTCGTTACTTTAGCTACTGCTGATGCAACTGTTATCGACGTTGTTGGTACTGCTGTAACTGCTGCAAACGTTATTGCTGAATTAGGAAAAGTTGTTGATGCAATTCCTGCTACACTTTACGGACAAGAAGATTTATACATTTATGTTTCTCAAAACGTTGCTCGTGCTTACGTTAGAGCTTTAGGTGGATTTGGTGCTTCAGGTTTAGGTGCTAACGGAACTAACGCAATGGGTACACAATGGTTTAACAACGGAAGTTTAACTTTTGATGGTGTTAAAATCTTTGTTGCAAACGGATTAGCTAACAACTTTATGATGGCTGCTCAAAAATCTAACCTTTATTTCGGAACAGGTTTATTATCTGACCACAATGAAGTGAAAGTTATTGATATGGCTGACATCGATGGTTCACAAAATGTAAGAATCGTAATGAGATTTACTGCAGGTGTTCAATACGGAGTAGGTTCTGAAATCGTACTTTACACTCCTGCTTAATTTTAAGCAAACTAAACTTCAAGGGGTGGTGAAATAAACGCCACCCTTTTTTTTAACTAATTAATAAATATATACAATATGAGTTGCGATTTATCAAGCGGTAGATTGGAAGTATGTAAAGATTCAGTAGGTGGCTTAAAAGCAGTTTACTTCGTTAATTACGGAGATGCTACAGGTTACACTTACGATGTTACAAACACTGATGTAATCGATGCAGTAGCAGGAACACCAACTGCTTACAAATACGATTTAAAAGGTGCTTCTACATTTACACAAAACGTAAATAGCTCAAGAGAAAACGGAACAACGTTTTACGAGCAAGTATTAGAGTTGACTTTCAAAAAGTTAACAATAAAATCTCACAAAGAATTGAAATTAATGGCTTACGGCCGTCCACAAGTTATCGTTGAAGATAACAACGGAAATTTCTTCTATGCAGGTTTAGACCACGGAATGGATGTTACAGGTGGTACTATCGTAACAGGTGGTGCTATGGGTGATTTAAGTGGATATACTTTGACGCTAACAGGACAAGAACAAGTACCTGCTAACTTCATTGGTGACACGTTAACTGCTGCAGGATTTACAGTAGTTGTTGGGGTTTAATAACCAACTTTAAATTAAATTAAGGGTAGCTTTTTAGTTACCCTTTTTTTGTTTTAACAATTCACAACATTTTTAATTTTTAAATAAAAACAATGATAATTCTAAAAGAGTTAAATACTGCTCAGAATCTTTACGCCACAATTGATGGTTTAGAAGCTGATGCTATTGTTTTAAGAGATGAAGAAGCAAATACAGAAGAAACTATTGAGTGCGTATTTTCGATTGATAAATATTACGCAGTTACTAATTTGGTTTTCCCGATAAAACAAAATAAATTCTACACGCTTACTATTTTAAATGGTACTGATGTAGTTTATAAAGATAAAATCTTTTGCACAAATCAAATAATTGAAGAATTTAGTATAAACAATAATGTTTACACGCAAAGAACTTCAGAAAACGAATTTATAATTTATGAATAACGTACACATTTTAAATTTAAGTGCTTACAATTCGCCTACAATTACAGAATCTAAAAACAAAGAGTTTGTAGAGTACGGGGATGACAATAACTATTTTCAATACTTAATTGATAGATATTTGTATTCAAATACAAACCACGCTATTATTACAGGTATTGCTAATATGGTTTATGGTAAAGGAATTGATGCTACTGATTCAAACAGAAAGCCAAACGAATATGCACAAATGATGTCTATTGTAAAAAAGGATTGTTTGCGTAAAGTAGCTTTGGAACGTAAGTTGTTAGGTATGGCTGCAATGCAAGTTATTTACTTAAACGGACAAGTTAAATCTGTTGAGCATTTTCCTATACACACATTGCGTGCTGAAAAGTGCAACGATAAAGGCGAAATTGAAGCTTGGTTTTACCACCCTGATTGGTCAAAATATAAAAAAGGTGACGAGTTAAAACGTATTCCTGCTTTTAAATTCGGTAACGGAAAAGAAGTTGAATTATACATTATTAAACCATACGTTTCGGGTTATCATTATTACACGCCTATTGATTATAGTGGTGCTTTGCCTTACGCAATGCTTGAGCAAGAAATATCAGATTACTTGATTAACGACGTTATGAATGGTTTTAGCGGTACTAAAGTAATTAACTTTAATAACAATATACCACAAGAAGAAAAACGTCAAGAAATCGCTAATGAGGTTAAACGTAAATTAACAGGTTCACGTGGTGACAAAGTAATTGTATCTTTTAACGCAAGTACAGAAAATAAAACAACTGTTGACGATATTCCTTTAAACGATGCTCCTGCACATTACGAGTATTTATCTACTGAATGTTTTGAAAAATTGATTGTAGGTCATAGGGTTACTTCTCCAATGCTTTTAGGTATTCGTGATACAGGTGGTGGTATGTCAAACAATGCTGATGAAATTGAAACTGCAACACGTTTAATGGACAATATAGTTATTAGACCATACCAATTAGAAATCATTGAAGCTATTGATGAAATATTAGCAGTAAATGGTATCGCTTTAAACCTATATTTTAAGACAATTCAGCCACTTGATTTTATAGACATAAATACACTTAACGCAGAAACGAACGAGGAAGAAACAGGCGTTAAAATGAGCAAGGTGTGTTGTTCAAGTGACAATACTTTAGATGATGAAATTGCACAAAGTTTAATTGACTTGGGTGAGTTTGAAAATAAAGAATGGTTATTGATTGATGAAAGTGAAGTTGATTACGATAACGATGATGCTGAAAACGAATTATTGAATAAAGAACCAAAACAAAGTTTATTATCTAAAGTTTACAATTTTGTAAGCACAGGTTCTGCAAGACCAAACGCTAAAAGTGAACAAGATGAAAACATTGATGGTATTCGTTTTATCACACGTTATGTTTACGCAGGTGAAACTACTGCTAAAAGTAGAAAGTTTTGTCAAAAAATGGCAGCAGCAAATAAAATCTACAGAAAAGAAGATATTATAGCAATGTCAAGTAGAGAAGTAAACGAAGTTAGAACTGATGCTGATGGAGTTAAAAAAGGTTTTGGACCAAACGGTAGTCCATTAGTGGATGTATGGTTATGGAAAGGTGGAAAATTCTGCCATCATCGTTGGAATAAAAGAGTTTACGCTTCATTTGAAGGAACTAATATTGATGTAAATAGTCCAAGAGCAAAACAGATAGCAAGTAAAAAAGCTGAAAAATATGGTTATGTAATCAAGAATGATAATTTAGTTTCAACAAGACCAATTGATACTCCAACAAGAGGAGCATATAATAATTAATTAAACTATGGCTTACGCATTACTAATAAGTACAGAAGATGTAAAGAAATTCACTATTCTAAATGGTAATTTAGACCCTGATGATTTCATCCAATATATAAAAATAGCACAAGATATAACAATCCAAAACTATTTAGGAACTGATTTATATAACAAGTTTCAAACCTTGATTATAAGTGGTGATATTAGCTTAAACGCAAACCTTAAATACAAGAACTTGCTTACTGATTATATTAAGCCTATGCTTATTCATTTTGCTATGGTTCAATATTTACCATTTGCAGCATATACAATAGCTAATAAAGGTGTATTTAAACACACAAGTGAAAACGCTACAAGTGTTGAAAAGAACGAAATTGATTTCTTAGTTGAAAAAGAACGTGACATAGCACAACACTATACTCAAAGATTCATTGATTTTATGTGTTTTAACAATTCTGATTTTCCTGAATATAATAGTAATTCAAACGGGGATATGTACCCTGATACAGATAATTTTTATGGGTCTTGGGTGTTGTAATGAAAAAAAGAAAAAAGGTAGGCACATATAATAAGCCTAAAGAAGAAAACAAAAAGAAGTTAGAATTATTTTTAACAAAAAAAGAAAATGGCAAATAACATAGATTGGGGGCAAGGCGTAAACAACAACACAATTGGTTGGGGTCAAGGTGCTATAAACAACGATATTGGTTGGGGTTCTGTTTACTCTGTAAGTTGGTCGGGTGAAACTGAAATCTTAGGAAACGAAATTGAAGCGGTAATTGATTTTATTGCAAGAATAGCTACTGATGGTGGAAACTTCGAGGCTAAACAATGTTTAATTAATTTAATAGAAAATATATGAGTTTATTTGATAGTGCATCTTTGGTAGTGACGCCTAATGGAGTAAAAGAGGGAAAACTATATAGCATAAAACCTACTGATGGAAGTGGCGATTTAAGCGTTACAAGAGCAACGACTGCAACAAGGGTTAATTCTGCGGGATTGGTTGAAGTAGTACCGAGAAATTTAGTTACTTATAGTAATACGTTTAGTAATTCAGATTGGGTAAAATCGGATGTTACTTTTACGTCAGGTCAAGAAGACCCTTTTGGTGGTACAAATGGTTGGAGATATTTAACTACTAATGCCTCAAACGGGTATGTTTTTCAAGACGGAATTACTATTAATGGTCAACAAATGACTTTATCATTTTGGGTAAAATCAAATACGGGTAGTAATCAAACGTTTAGAATGACTGCTAATAGTGGTTCTCAATCAAGTCCAACACTTACTGCAAATTCAACTTGGCAAAGAGTAACTTGGTCTTTTACAAGTTCAAATGGTGGTAGCAATGTTTTGATAGCTTATAATGGAACTTCAATTTTAGATTTGCTAATATATGGATTTCAAGCTGAATCGAGTGCAACTGCTACTGATTATTACCCAACAACAACAAGATTAAACATTCCAAGATTAGATTATACAAACGGAAGTTGTCCGAGTATATTAGTTGAGCCACAGAGAACGAATTTAGTAACTTATTCTGATAATGTAGCGTTGTCTTTACCTATTCAATCGAATACTACAATAACATCAAATACATCAATTTCTCCCGATGGAACACAAAATGCAGATAATGTGCTTTTTGGAACAAGTTCATATAGGTTGCGTGTTACTTCAATTTCAGCTTTAACAAATTACACTGCATCTTTATTTTTTAAAAATGTAGATTTTACAAGTAGTGAAGAATTTACATTAAATTTAAGTGATGGAGTTTTTGGTGCAATCACCGCAACAATAAAGCCATCAAATGGAACTGCTACTTTCACAAGAAATACATCGGGTTGGTCAAGTGTAAGCGGTAAAATTGAAAATTATGGTAATGGTTGGTATCGTGTTTCTGTTAGTGGAGCGTCTATTGGGGGTGGCTCGGGTTGGTATGAAATAGGTTGTAATGTTTCAAAAAATGTTTTAATTTTTGGTATGCAATTAGAAGTAGGAAGTTACCCTACTTCATACATTCCTACAACTTCAGCGAGTGTAACAAGAAACGCAGATGTTATTTCTAAAACAGGAATAAGTAGTTTAAT